GCCTAGTATCTTCGAGATCGTTACCGGTCGCGACGTCTCGTCAGGCTTCATGGCCCGGTTCGCCGTGGTGATGCCGACCAGCCGCCCACCACGACGAGGGCTCGAGGAGCCGACCGAGAATCTTCTCGCGCAGCGTGGCGCGCTGGCCTCCTGGCTGAACCGGATCTACCTGTGGGCCCAAACCGCCGAGCGCCGGGTTCGCTTCACCGGCGACGCCCTGGCCCTCATCGATCGCTTCGCCGAGGCCATCGAGACCAGCGATGCCCTGGCGAACGAGCGCGCGCGGGCCATGCTGCAGCGCCTCAACGCCATGACTGTGAAGCTCGCCATGCTCTCCGCCGTGGGGCGGCCGATGGCCGCCGATCGGGACGAGCTCCTCGTGACACCGGCGGATGCCGACTCCGCCGTGGCTGTGTCGACACGCTGGCGGGATTACGCGATTGCGTTCAGTGAGCAGGTCGGCGAGACCCTCCTCGAGCAACACATCGCCCGCGCCCTCCAGGTGCTGTGCGCCAAGAAGGGCCGGTGCCCCCGGCGGGTCATCGCGAAGCTCGTGCACTGCTCCAAAAAGGTCATGGACGAAGTGGAAGCGACGCTGCTCGACCGCGGTGATATCGAGGTGGAACAGCCCAAGAGTCCCAGCGGGCCAGCCCCGCAGATCTGGGTACTTCCCCGATGACCCCCCGTCCTTACCTACCGCACTTACCGCACGCGCCGCACGCGCCGCACACGCCGCACATGCCGCAAGCATGTAGACCCGCCGAATCGTCTGCGACTACTGCGGAAGGTGCGGCACGTGCGGCACTGCGGCGGGTTCCACGTGGCGGCGCTGCTGATGCCCAACCGCTACCTCGGCACCTGGACCCTGCCAAGCGGCAACTCCTGCGACGTCTACCTGATCAGCAACGGTCAAACCTCCTGCGGCTGGGATGGCCCGCTGACGCCGGCTTGGCCATGGACCGACCTCGAGGTAGGGGGGCGGCGCGTGAGCTTCCCCGACATCCTCCGCGCCGTCGCCACGGCAGCGGGCCGGAAGGTTCTTGGGCTGTCCGCATGAGCGGCTTCTCCCCGGGGAGAGGACAGCACATGCCCACGGACCGAGGCGAGCGCGTGTGGATGCTCATGCACCGCCTCTGCTACGTGTGCGCCTTGCCCATTCCTGCACGCCTGGGCGTCAGGGTCGAGCCCGTCGGTATCTTGGGCTTCGGGGCGGGTGTCGCGATGTGCGGGCACGCCGAGTATCGCTGGCATGACGACGGGCGGCGGGGCGTCCGACGCCCGGGCGCGGGGAGCGCGCGTATATCCGTGCCCTCCGCGCCAGGAGGCCGATACGTTTCGGGCCCGGCGGATCCGAGGTCCGATCATGATGAGTAGGCGGACGAGGCTCTGATGCCCACCGCGCCCCGCCGCGCCTGCCGCGCCGGCTGTCCTCACGTCCAGCCCTGTCCGGTCCACGGCCGCAAGCCCTGGGCTACCAGCCGGGCGCTCTCAAGACAGGCGCGCGGGTACGAGGCCAAGCACGAGAAGCTCCGCCGTCAGGTGCTCCGCGAGGAACCCTTGTGCCGTCTCTGCCGAATCCGCGCCTCGACGGTCGCCGATCACATCATGTCGCTCGCCGCCGGCGGCATAACCGTCCGGTCGAACTACCAAGGGCTCTGTAGCGGCTGCAGCAAAGCCAAGTCGGCCCGTGAAGGCGCCTCAGGGCGGGCAACTTCGGCCTCAGGACTTCAGGCGGCGGCAAAGCGAGACGCCCTGGCCGGTCCTGCGCGAAGGCGACTCAGCTCTTTTTACCCCCCTCCCCCCGGAGGTGTCCGATGAGAACCGGCCGCCCGCCCGTGCCCACGAAGCTCAAGATCCTCCGTGGCACGCTGCGCAAGCATCGTCAGAACCTGGCCGAGCCGACGCCACCAACCGGGGCGCCGGCAATGCCGAGCACACTGCCTGAGAAAGCGCGCCCGGCGTGGCGCTGGCTGGTGCGACTGCTGGTCCGGATGCGCGTGATCACGAAGGCGGACGGGCCGGTGCTCCTGCTAGCTGCGCTCCGATTGACGGATTATCTCGAGCTTCGCAGCGATGTGGACACGAACGGGCGGACGTTCACCACAACGACGACGACCGGCTCGAAAATGGTGCGGCAGCGGCCCGAGGTGGCACTGATGACGGCCGCCTGGCGTGACGCGATGCAGGCACTCGGTCAGCTTGGCTTGACGCCGGCGATGCGCAGCCGCGTCAGTGCCGTGCCGATGACCGGCGAGCCCGAGGACGAGCTCGAGGGCTTCCTCGGCGGGAAGGGACCGGCGTGAGGCACGACACCAGCCGGACCAATCCGGTCACCGCGTACGCGCACCGCGTGCTCGCGGGCGAGATCCTGGCGGGGCGCGCGGTACGCCAAGCGTGCGAGCGTCATCTCAGGGACCTCGAGGCCGGCCCGTCGCACGGACTGAGGTTCGACCGTGGGGCCGTGACGCGCGTGCTGAAGTTCTTTTCGGCGCCGCGTTTGCCGGAGAGCGGTGAGCCATTCACGCTCTTACCGTGGCAGGTGTTCGTCATCGGTTCCTGGGCCGGCTGGATGAGGCAGACCGCCAGCGGCTGGATCCGGCGCTTCCGCACGATCTACTGCGAGGCGGGGAAGGGATCGGGGAAGAGCCCACTCGCTGGCGGCTTCGCGCTGTATGGCCTGGTCGCCGATGGCGAGCCCGGCGCCCAGGTGTTGCTTGGGGCGACCAAGCGCGAGCAGGCCGGTATCGTCTTCGACGATGCGCGAAAGATGGTCCAGGCCTCGCCGATTCTCTTTCGCATCGTCGAGCAGAGCGTCACGACGCTGTCGGTGGCGAAGACGGGGAGCGTGCTGCGCGCCGTGAGCAGCGAGGCGAGGACGCTGGACGGCTGGAGGGGGCACTTCATCGTCGTCGACGAGCTCCACGAGCACCCGAGCGATCTCGTCCTCGTGAAACTCTCCGCCTCGACAAAGGGCCGGCTGCAGCCATGCGTGCTGACGATCACTAATGCCGGTGTCGAGCGCACGAGCGCCTGCTGGCAGCAGCACCAGTACGCGCTCCAGGTGCTCGAGGGCACCGTCGAGGATGACACGCTTTTCGCGTATGTCTGCCAGCTCGACGCGTGCGCCGACTGTCTCGTCGATGGCCATGTCGCGCCGGTTGACGGTTGCACGAAGTGCGATTCATGGAAGAACGAGGCGCTCTGGCCGAAGACGAATCCGAGCTTACCGATCACGCCGACCATCGAGTACCTTCGCGCCCAGGTCCGCGAGGCCGTGGGGATGCCGGCGCGCGAGGCGCTGGTCCGCCGCCTGAATTTCTGCGAATGGCTCGAGTCGCATTCGCGCTGGCTCGACATGGACGGCTGGCACGGCTGCGCGGTAGACATCGCCGATGCGGAGCTCGCGGGCAAGCCGAGCTATGCCGGCCTCGACCTCGGGCAGAGCGACGACTGCTCGGCATTCGTTCGAGTCTGGCTCCTTGACGACGGCCGAGTCGTCGTTCGCGCACGGTTCTGGCTGCCGGGGTCAGCCCTGACCGCCTTCCCGACTCGACCCTATGACTCGTGGCGTCGCTCGGGGCACCTCGTCATCACTGAGGGCAACGTGACAGACCTCGACCGCGTCGAGGCCGAGATCATTGAGCTTGCCCGAGAGTCGGGCGTGCGCGAGATCGGCTATGACAAGCGGTTCGCGCAGCAGATGGCCCTTCACCTCGAGGGCGCTGGGCTCACGGTCGTCGACACGCCGCAGGGCTTCCAGCTCAACGAAGCGCTTCGCCGCGTTCACGACCTGGTCAAGGAGCGCCGACTCGTCCACGGCGGCGATCCGATCCTGGCGTGGATGGCGAGCAACGCGATCGTGCGCACGGGCATGCGCGGCGAGATCCGCCTGGACAAGGAGAAGTCCGGCGACAAGGTCGACGGCATCGCGGCCCTGGCGATGGCGCTCAGTCGCGTGATCGTTCGGACGACGCAGACATCGGTTTACGAGGAACGCGGCGTCTTGGCTTTCTAGGATCGTCACGGGAAACAACATTCGCCTTTCGCGCTCAGTTCCTGACAAGCGCAGTCAAAGACGCGCCCCGCCGGGCCCGAACACGGGTTCGAATCCCCAACGGGATTTGGTAGTCAGGCTAGTTTGTTCGAGATCACCTTTGAGGGTCACGCCTTCACAATTTGACGCAGAGCGGCGAGAAGGAGCACAGGATTTTCAGATCCATCCCTCGGAATCGAGCGGTGATTGGATCGACGTCGT